AATAGTACGGAATGGTTCTCCAATTGCTTTCTTAATAATACGAATACCTAATCTTTCATCTTCGTTAAGATCTAAATTATTGTCTAATAATGTATCTAGCTCTTTTATTGACCTAATTAAAGCTACTCCACCACCTGGAACTATTCCTTCTTCTATTGCTGCACGGGTAGCTGCTAAAGCATCATCTACACGATCTTTCTTTTCTTTCATCTCTAATTCAGTAACCGCGCCAATATAAAGAATTGCAACACCGCCAGCTAATTTAGCCAAACGTTCTTGTAATTTTTCTTTATCGTAATCACTTTTACAATTATCGATCTGAACTTTAATTTCTTTTATTCTAGTAATGATAGCTTCTTTATCTCCAAATCCATTAACAATAGTAGTAGTGTCTTTATCAACAATAACTTTTTCTGCTCTTCCAAGCATATCAATAGTAGCAGTTTCTAATTTAAAGCCTCTTTCTTCACTAATTACAGTCCCTCCTGTCAAGATAGCAATATCCTCTAACATTGCTTTTTTCTTTTCACCAAAGCCCGGGGCTTTAACTGCTGCAATTTGAAATACTCCTCTAGCTTTATTTACAACTAATGTAGCTAATGCTTCGCCATCAACATCTTCAGCAATAATTACTAAAGGTTGTCTGGTCTTCATTACTTGTTCTAAGATAGGCAATAAATCTTTCATATTACTTACCCTCTTATCATAAATTAAAATGTAAGGGGATTCTAATACTGCATCACCTTTCTCAGGATTAGTAATAAAATAAGGAGATAAATAACCTCTATCAAATTGCATACCTTCAACAACCTTTACTTCTGTATCAGTTCCTTTAGCTTCTTCGACTGTAATTACTCCTTCTTTACCAACCTTTGCCATTGCATTAGCAATTAAAATACCAATTACTTCATCGTTATTAGCACTAATGGTTGCTACTTGCTGAATTTTGTTATTATCGTCGCCTACTTTTTGTGATTGATCCTTTAAGCTTTGAACTACTGTATCCACTGCTTTATCAATACCACGTTTTAAATCCATTGGATTGGCACCTGCTGCTACATTCTTTAATCCAAGAAAGATAATTTCTGATGCTAATACCGTTGCGGTGGTTGTCCCATCTCCAGCAATATTAGCTGTATTAGAAGCAACCTCTTTAATCATTTGGGCGCCCATATTTTCCATTGGGTCTTTTAATTCAATTTCCTTTGCGACAGAAACTCCATCCTTAGTTATAGACGGTGCTCCAAACTTCTTACCAATAACCACATTACGGCCTTTCGGCCCTAATGTAACGGCTACTGCTTGACTAAGTTTTTTAACTCCCGTATATAATCTTTGACGTGAATCGTCACCGAAATATATGCTTTTACTCATAACTTATTGTTTTTTGTGTTGTTTAAAAATCGTCTCCACCATCGGGACTTGTAACTAATTGTAATTCTTCATCTGGATTAGAAGGATCATACTTCATAATATATTCGCTGCAAAGTCTTTCATATACCTGGGTCTTTAATGCAGGATTTTCTTTAAACTTTGTCAATATATTAGCAGATGTAAATATTACTTCTTCTCCGGTTTCTTGATCTACATAATCATAATATGCTCCGCGCTTCTTAACTAACTTATGCTTTACTAATTCGTCAATCCAACTTGGCGCTGAATCAATACCTGAATCAAAATAAATATCATATTCTACTTCTCTGCTCGGTGGTCCTAAACGATTCTTTTTAAGTTTTAATTTTGTTCTTGCTCCTACTACTGTTCCGTCTGACTTTTTAATCATACCTAAATTGTAAAGTTGCAATCTCACAGAAGCATGGAATCCAACTGCTTTACCTCCTGATGTTTGAGTCTTTTCTCCAAAGCCCATAACTCCAACTTTATCACGTAATTGATTAGTTAAGATTAAGCAGATCTTTTGACGACCAATCATATTAGTAATCTTACGCATTGCTTTTGATAATACAATAGCTTTGGTAGTTGCAAATCCATCTTTTTCATAATCAGCCGCTTGTTCTACTTTTGTAGTCGCACCCATTATAGAATCAATTGCAATACACACTAATCTATCTTTATCAGATATGCGAACTTTTTCAATGATAGTTTCAATAACTGCAAATGCATCTTCTATTGTTTCAATAGGAGCATAAATCATTTTACTTAAATCCATACCTAACATTTCAAAGAATTCATTTGCTACTGCATTTTCGGTATCAATATAAATTGCTAATCCACCTTTACGTTGACACTGAGCTAAAATACTAGCAGTTAATAAAGACTTACCTGCTGCAGTTTCACCCATTATCTCTATAATACGTCCTACTGGTAATCCACCATAAGGTCTATTTGAAATAGCTAAATCTACAATATCATTGCCTGTAGAAATCCAATCTGTAACATTACTAGGAGAATCAACATCTTTATCTAAAAAGAATGCTACCTTTTGATTCGTTTCTTTGAATTTTGCATTTAATGTACTTGCTAGTACTGACGCTAAATCTTCTTGGATGTCATCTGCTCCAAGTCCTTCACTTTTCTTTTTTGCCATAATGCTTTATTATTATAGTAAAATAAGAAGAGTATATCAAATACCCTCCTTATTTACTTTTGTTGTTAATTAAACAAGCTATCGAATGCGCTTGATATATCTTCTACCGATTTAGTTTCGGCAGGCTTTGTAGGAGTTGATACTTTAGTAGCTGTACCAGATTGAGCAGGTGCTGCTTCTGTTGCCATTCCTTCTGTATCACGATTTAACCAATTTGTTAAAGCTATCTTTAAATCTTCGTAAGAAGGTTCTTTAAAAATCTCTAATAAATTCTTTTGACCTGTAGCTATTTTTTTGATAATTTCCTTATCTGTAGAAACCGGAGTTTGATTTGGTTTAATACGGATTGATGTTTCGGGGAAGTCTTTTCCTGTTTGTTCTTTAGTTTTGAACTCTACTGTAATATCTCTTCCAGAAACTGGATCTGAAATATCACCATAATCAGGGTCAGCAATAAATGCTAATAATTCAGCATATACTGTCTTACCAAATCCCCAAAATTTAACTCCTTCTGATTCTTTACCACGAACGATAATAGGTGCATAGCATCTCATTTTAGGTTCAATTTTCTTTCCTAATTTCCAATCTTCTTTTTTACCTGTTGATTGAAGCTTTTCTGAAAACTCTACTACTGGATCTGCCTTACCAAATGTCGATGGTGATAAGTATTGTTTGTTACCGAATTCATAATGAAAATAAAGTTCATTAAATGGATTCTCCGTATTGAATTGATACGGTACGATTCTGATTACTTGGGTACCTTCTGGTTTCCAAAGATTTTCTTGTTTTTCACTTTTACCAGTGTTCTTTTGCAAATCTACGAGCTTCGCTCTAATGCTGTCTAAATTAATTGCCATAATTGTTTTTCTTTTGTTTTTTATTTAGTATCTAACTGATATCTAATTTCTTTATCTAATATAATATTATCTTTCGTATTATCCTAATTTTTTCTTTTCTTTTTTATTTTATATATACAATCTTGTATATTTGTAATTGATGTATTACTAATTGGCCATCAGTTACTAGTAACGCGCTATTGGAATAATCATCCCAATTAATTTTATATCCTTTATCTAATATATTATTATTAAGCGATTTTATTAAGTGGTTTAATCCATTAATAGTATATAATACATTATTTTCTTTTCTTCTATGTATAGATATTGTATTATCTAATAGGTTACTAAGGTTACCGGATTCTATGTTATATGTGCAAGCTAGCTCTGGATTTTCGCTTAACTGAAGAATAAAAATCTTCCCATTAAGGATATCATAATTAGTTGAAATATCATTAATTACCGATTGAAGATTATCTTCTGTAGTAAATGTGCAAAGTAGGCGTATCACTGATTATAGATTATTTAATATAAATATCTATAACGTTACATTCTTCAATAATTGATAATCATAACCTGCTTGAACTTTTACTGGATACTTCCCATTACATTCTAATATGTCTTGGCATTTCTTAATATATTTACCGCCGTCATCTTTGTGGAAGTCGATCAATAAGGAATCGTATGTATATAGTATTAGCTTACTCTTATATCCTTCATTAAAGCTCGCCAAAGTATCTAATATCGCCAACGTTTCTTCCATCTCTAATGATTGAATAAGATAGTTAAGAAGTTTCTGCGAATTCATCTCGCTAAAGAAAGTATTTTTTAATGTCCTTTTATATATTGGAGTTTCTAAGTATCTTTGATCTTTATATAATTTCCAATTAGTTTTAGTAAAATCATCTACTAATTTAAAGAAGGGTATTTCTAAAAATTCTTTTTCAATACCACCATATAATAATTTAAAGGTTATCCCTTTACTTTGTTCATATTCTTCTGGCGTTAATATATCTTTTCCAAAATATTGTCTTCCAAAATATTCATGCATATTTATTTTACCTGGAAAATCATAATTTAATAATTCTCCTAATAATCTAATATGGTATGCATCATAATCAAATTGCAATAAGAATCCATCACTTCCAAATCTAGATTTAAATGATTTTCTTACTCCTGATTCTTTATTTAAAGCCGCATAATTTACTGAATCAAATCTATTTGAAGGTCTTCCTGTTGTTGTATAAGGATTATATTCAGAATAAACAAAATCATTAGTTATTGTTACATTTGGAAATGTTTCTTTTAATATATCAGGATTAACATATAATCCATTTACTTCTATTTTATTAAGCGTCTTTATTGCTGTATTATATTTTATAAATGCTTCAGTTATATTAAATGACTTAAATAATTCTTTATGCTCTTTTATTATATCGCCAAACTTTTCATGCTGTTTAACGATTGGTATAAGATGATTAAGATCTTTAAGATTACTGTATTTTTGATTAAAATATTCATGAACGGGAGTATTGTATTCTTCTAAATCTATTGACTTGTTCGTAGTAAAATATATTACAAGATTAGCATCATACATATGAGCACAAGTAACTTTGGATAATATATACTTAAGATTTAAAACAAAGCATTCTTTACTAGCACATAATAGTTTAGTTAATAATGATTCGTTAATAGAAAGAGCTTCGGAATGATTAAAACTTACTATACATTCTTTGTCTGACGTAAGATCATATAAATATAATAAAGAAATGCTATTTACTTGATAATGCAGAAATGGATCTTTCAGTATCGGTGCTACGAAGATACGATGATCTTCGATTTCACTTATCAAGTCAAATAATTCAATTTCGGTTTCTACAATGGGTAGCATACCAGAAATATATAAAATAAATTTGATATAACCTAATTTTTAGCGAAAAAAGATTATTTTCTATATAATTCTGTGTAGTTTTGAAGATATTTTATAAGTCCAGGTAATTCTTCGTTATACTTTCTTGTAATTTTAAAGTTCGTAGATTCTACATCTTTTATATTACCTGTTAATTTCCAAGGTAACGAAGTCTTCATATATAAATAAGGATCTATTTGGCTTCCTATTTGACCAAACTGTATTTGATCTATCTCAATAATTTTGGCATCTACATTATTAGCTTTTCTTATAAAGTATCTTGTAACATATCCTTGATCATAATCTTGGGTTGATGGAACAGGATAATATTGTTGAGGAGAAATATAATCTTTTACATTAGTTTTAGTTAAAGTATCATACTTAAATAATGTTTGAGATTGATATATAATTAGATATTCTGATGTAGCTTGATTATAATCAAACCCCGTCATTACCATACCATCGTTATAAGTATGATAAAATCCTTTAAATTCAGTACCATCCCTTAACATCCATTCTTTTCCTAGCGTATTAAGCCCTGTAGTTATTTGGTCTTGAGGATAATATATTTTAGGTCTAGTTGCCATCTGTTTTAAATATTTATTCTATATATAGTCTCTAATTCAGTAGACCAATCATTATTTTGTATCGTATGTCTAATTTTTACTACCGTCCAATAAATACTAGGTTTCATATATTGTTTAGGTAACCAATTTGATGTAATTGAGTTGCCATAATTAAATCCTTCTATACCATCTAAAGTTACTTTAAGCTTTATTGGAAATATTGCCGTGCCCAGATTACCGATATTATAGTCACTTACTATATTACCTGCTAATACTTGACCTTGAGTAATAGTAAACATTTTACGATATAGTCCTTGAACCTGAGCTTGCCATTTAGATAATGAAGTCGCTGTCAAGGATTCATCAATACTAAAATTTAACATAAAATCATCGTTACATTTTTTAAGAGCACCCCGTAACTCAATTAAATCAGTCTTAGTACTTGTAGAATCACCAGAACCTACATAGCTTACATTTGCTCTAGTATATGTAGCTACTTCTGCTTGAATAGCATCTGGTACAGAAGCTTCAACTGACAAATTTCTTACTACTGACCCTTTTGTAAATGCTTTAAATTTTAACGCTGGTTGCAACTTTAGCTCTGTCGTAGTAGGAGTATAATTTTCATTTAAGATTTGTATAAATTCTGATTTATAGGTTATTGGGTCTTTAGGGCTATCAGTTACGATTAACGATATCCACCCCCCGGTATTAGTATTTAACTCCCTAAATAAATTTGATAAAAAAGTTACTATTTTTTTACCTGTTAAGTTCGTATCATTACTTAATATATTTTCAATTGTTGTATATAAATAATTAACATTAAATAATACTAAATCTGCTAATTTTACTGTCGATGTTACACTATAATCTATTTGAGGATTAAATGTCTCACCTATATCAAATATTAATCCGGTTTGTTTAGTGGTACCGGTCCCATTAAATTGCGTCGTAAATGCAAATTTTTCAAAATGGGCGGGGCCTACTGTTTTTATTACATTATCCAATTTAGCTAAACAACAGTCTTCGTTTAGGTTAACGTCATTTTCATCAAATCCATTAAATGTATATAATGGTATTGATATTTGCGTAGAATTCTTTATTATAAGATTAATAAGATTAATAAGATTACCTAATGTTATATATGGTATATTTGAGAATACTTTATCAGCTGCAGCATTTTTATATGCATTAGCATCATCAGCTTGTTTTTTAGTTCTCTTTAGATTTGGGTTACCACCAACTATCGCACCTTCTTTTACTAATCCTCCGGTCCAGAAGCTTTGTTCTAAAGAAATACATTCATTAAATATGTATGTTTTAATACTGTCAAACTCTTGATAAGAAATATCAGAAGAATTATTTAATAAATTAAATGTCGCTGAAATACTTCGCTCTATGCAATTATCAAATTTACCAACTTTAATATCTCCTGCATTTTGAACATCTACAGTATCTATAATTGTCTTAAATATTTCTGATAATGATTTTCCTTTTGGGGATATTAATAAATCAGCGTCTACTTTTTTAGTGCCTTGCTGATCTAATCCAAATCCAAAGGTCATAGAAGATGGTCCTAAAGCATTTAATGTACAGTCCCAACTTCCATCTGACTTAGCTGAAAAGTTAAAGTTATAAACAATTGCTTGTATTTTTCCGCAATTTTGTTTAATATTATCATTTACAGTCCATCCATATTCTAATTCAATATCTCTGCCAGGTCTAAGAAAATTATCAATATATCTATCTAATTCAAATCTATCAAATACAGTAAAATTAACTGTTGTTCTTAATATTGAGCCATATGTGCCGTCTGATGTTATTTCTGCTGAATTAATAACAGCCCCTTTTATAGTACCGTTATCATTATATAAATCTAAAATAGGGGCAGAAGGATTTACCATTGTAGATATTGTAAGTACTTCTTTTTTTATAGCTAATGGGCTATCCATTGCTAATCTATCAGCTTCTAGATACTCTGCTACTGAGGTGGCGAATCCGGCTTTAGATTTATTTTGGGGTGATGTGGGCGGTGGAGTTGCATATGTAGTAACTAAATCTACAGATCTCATAATTAAATATGCGGTTTTTTGATAAT